AGGCTTGGTGCTTTACAAGTAGGGGGGTAGAGCTATTAGGTACAATACTAATAACAGACACAGGGTTGTCTATAAGAGTCTTCCATACGTCATGTGCTGTATTATTTGATTTTCTAACTTTGTTAGACAGCTCAAGATTTGTGAGGTCTGCGTGGATATTCATTTTTTCTTTAAGCAATTGAGGGTCATTCTCAGGAACAGTTATTAATTTTTGAACCTCTGCTATTACGGAGTTAGTTTCAAGCCATTGGGTAGCTGCCGTAGCTGCTCCTTGTACATTATCCAGTTTCTCCTTCTGCTGCTTAAGCGCTTCTTTAAGAGTCTTTTCTGTTTCAACATAGTCTTCCAATCCTAGTAGTGATATAAGAAATTTCTTTCTATTTGCATCTGTAGCACCTAAGAAGTCTAGGCTGCTTGATATTGACTGATAAACTAGTTTAGTAAATGTGGTGAAATCCATACCAAGAGTAGTCTCTACAGTTTTGTATGTCTGCGTAGTAGTGTGTCCACTAATTTCTTCATCATTTTTAAATAGTTTTACTTTGCTTGTGCTTCCTACTCTTTTATCTAAAAAGTAGTGGTCTTGCCCTACATCAAACTGCACAGATATAGCATAAGTTTTATCTTTAGTATATCTGTTTACTAACTCAGACTTCTTAATGCCTCTAGAGTTTTTGTTGTATAAGGCTTCTTCGAGTATAGTAGGAATAGAAGATTTACCTGCTCCATTCTCTCCTACTAGCTGAGTAACTCCACTACCTACACGGAACACATTATTTGTCCCGTAGCTAAGTATGTTACTAAAGCCTATGCTGTTAATTTTAATCATTAACTATATCCTTGTATAGAGACATATAAGGAGCTGTGTCCTCTATATTCTTAATATTGGTTAGATACTCTGCTAGTTCATCCTCTCGTGTGCCTTGCAGATTTAGTGTGCAAGGCGCGGATATATTTTTAGTGACCTTTTTTGACAGCAAAGAGTTGTCTCTGACTCCTGCCAGTTCTTCTAAGGTACCTTCTAGTTCGTATATTGTGTGGTGGTAGTCTGTAGGTATCATGTCAAGTTCTGAGCTAACTGTTTTCTTAATTAGCTGTGGCAGAAATAACTCTATCCACTCATGTTCTCCGGTCTCGCTGTCAATTAAAAACACTCCATTTGACCCTTTAGCTTCGTTACGATGAAACGAGGTAGTAAAAGGACTACCGGGATATAGTATGTTTAGTTGGGAACAGCTAGTACAGTGTAAATCTCCCGCAAATACTTTTTCATAATCTTTGTACATATCTAAGTCAATCTCAGGTAGTACGTGTGGAGGAATCTCTGCTCTTACGTGGGTAAACGCGAACTTAGAACAGGCACTAGGCCATACTTTGTCTTTTATAATATTGTAGGGAATAAAGTCTATATCATGAATAGTTTGGAAATCTCTAATTAACCTAACACCCAAATCTTCTAACATGTCTGGTATATGAATAAAGCAATCTACTTTCTTAGACATAAGTTCGTGATTACCTGGTATCATAATTATAGGTTTTGTTATACTACGTATAAAGCTGTACATTAGACCTACTTCTTCTACAGTGGGGGCAGCTACGTCTAGTAAGTCACCCCCAAATACGTGTATATCGCAATCTATCTTGTTTAGCTCTTTAGCCAACAACATAAATCTATTCCTTTGCCAACCTCTAGGAACATTTTTCTGCCCTAGTTTAATGTGTTGGTCTGCTGAGAAGCATATCTTAGCCATCTATTTCTTCCTTAAATTTTATCATTTCTTTAGCGTTGGTGGCTGCTTGTACAGGGTCACAGTAGTCTGAATCGCACTCTAGACACTCAGTAAACTTAAGTTCTAAAAAGGTTTCTTTGCCGTTATACTCTACATGGTTAAGAGTTATTTGCTCTATTGCACCTTCTGCCCCGCATATTTCACAAATCATTCTATTCTCCTAAAACGAAAAAGGCGATCCGAAGACCGCCCTTGTTATTAATCTTCTAGTTCGTCGATAGCTTCTGCATCGTCAGATGGAGCAGGAGCAGCTTCTTTAGCTCCAGATAAGTGTTTCTCGATTCTTGCTGATTGCTCTGCATAAGTTTCTAGAGGAAACAATTCTTCCATTGTCTTAGACTCTGCAATAAGAGCTAAATCGTCATCTCCTAGGGGAGAAGACTTACACTTAAGTTGTCTTACAGTGTATTCTACGTTATAGGCTAGCGGTCCTGTTTTCTTACGGTTGACTGTCAACCAAGTACCTGTTTCTGTACAAGTAGGATCAATACCTAAGTCTTGCGCTACAGAAATTGTGTCGTTCATAATACCTTTCTTTAACTGTAAAACCTCGATGTTACCCGTAGCTTTGTTAATTACTTGACATTTGTATGCCCACTGACATCTAAGGTCTTCGCCTTTATCGTTCTTGATACCCATGTCTCGTACAGGGCACGGACGGGAATTGTCAAACGTTTCTAAGTCACGGTCGAACTGTAACGCTTCGAAAGGTAAATCTTTCTTGTTTGCACCAGTTACCCAGTAGGTAAAGTTAGGTAAAATACTCTGTGGCAAGATACGGAAAGTGTTGTCACCGTCTGCAAGCTTCATGTATTTAACTTCTGATTTTTTAGCGCCGCCGTGTAGTTTATTAAAGTCTATAGCCATTTTTTATTTTTCCTTTTGAAATATTATGTAATTATCGGTTAGTGTTACTAGTGGGTTTTCTTTGACTACTTGCATTGGAATCCAGTTTGGTACTAGATCAAGTGAAAGATTAACTTCACCTCTGTGCAAGTAGTCTTCATAGTTTCTTAGAGAACAAAGACCAAGATACTCGGCTTTGTGTCTGTCGGATAACCAAAAACTGTCCACTAAAGTCTTTGGTTTTACTATAAAATCGTGTCCTGTGTTATTCTGTTTGAAAGCTTCTAACATTAGACTAGGATCTCCGTGAGATACTATAAATATTGTTTCGTAATCAAAGAATCTCATCTGCCCCCTCATCATTTTAATACTATATAACAATTTTAGTTGTTAGTCAAGAAGTTTTTTAATTAGATTCTATATTCTGAATCTCTTTGCTTTTCCTTCTCATCATTTTAATACTATATAAGAATTTAGGCAGTTATGCAAGAAGTTTTTTAAATTGAATCTATATCGCCCATCTCTTTAACTTTCCAACCTTGATTAATATAGAACCTTTTCCTAGCATTAACTTGACGTTTGCCCGTATTTCCTGACAGTCCTATATCAATAACTACAGGTGAGAACTTTCCTGGTAGCTCTCGCATAATACGACCTATTATCTGTTCTAGTAGCGGGTCATTATTTAAGGGGGCGCTTAGTATTACACAAGATAGGGCATTGATAGATACTCCTTCGCTAAATATTGACTGTGTTCCCCACATACATCTAGCTTCTGAGTCTAGGTCATTCATTTCGTCAAATATAGCTTGTCTATCTTTTATAGCACCTGTAACAAGTACGCTATATTCTTTTGTTTTCATGTGTAAGTTTTCCAGAAAATCTGTCATAGTTCCTAAAGCAAGTACCTTATGTCCTGCGAATACGTAAGTGTCTGATAGGGTTAATACTTGTTGTATGTATTTAGGGTTGCTGTACAGCTTAGACATTACCGTAGTCCAAGGTATAAACTCGCTAGAGCTTAACTCTACTTTAGAAGTCCACAAATGTATAACTGGCTCCATCCTGTTTTCGTCTTTACCTATAAATAAGTCTTTACCAAAATAGTCAGGTAGCACACAGTGTAGTCCATCTTTACGTATTAGAGTTCCTGATAGACCTACTTTGTGTTTAGCTTTCAAGGCATTTAATGTGTCTGTGAAAGTTTTTGCAGGACTACGATGTACTTCATCCGCAATGATTAAACCAAACGTACCTGACAACTCTAAAGCCTTGTTTCGTAAAGTCTGTATGTTTCCTACTACAATATCTGGTGCTATATCGAATTTACCTCCTCCTATGACACCACATTTAATACCAAACCACTTTTCTACTTCTTTAATCCACATGTCTCGTATAACTGTTGTAGTAGTTATAATAAGAGTCTTTTGTTGAAACTTATGCGCTAGCCCTAGTCCTGCTATAGTCTTTCCCCAGCCTGGCTTAGCATTTACTAGCCCATTATGAGTTATTTGGTCTATGCAGTCTTGCTGGTCTTTCCGGGGCACAAATTTAGGCTTAGGTAGATTAATAGGAACTACTGCTCTCTTATCTATTATAGCATACTCGTCAGGTATAAGGTCTGCTCTGCCTGCGGGTATTGTAACTACTTTATCAGACACTCTAGTAACATTTCTAATTATTACAGGGAATGGAGATACGGGTTGTTGACTAATTTCGTATGTAAGTTCTTCGCATAACTTTAGGTCTAGTTCCGACCCTCTTTCGCAATTTATATATATTCTGTTAGATATTACTGCCTTCATATTTTTTTCCTTGTAGACTTACGCATCTCATTACAAAGATCGTATAAGATGTAAGTTCTACCTATTCGCACGACTTGAGCATAGTTGTAATTTGCGTCTGTCACTGTGAATGTAGTGGGTACTTTGTCTAGTTTTATCGCATAATGTCCCGCCTGTGTTTGCCACCTGCTTGTTATTCTGTGGCAACTAACTTCTGCAAACTCTTTAGGATTCCATCTAATTAGTGTGCCTGCTGCGTCCAAGAATAACTTGTACTTGCTAGAAATAATTTGACTCATACTAGTAATGATGTACTTTATCCTGTACAGTCCGTAAGGCTTATCTGTCTCACTAAGAAGCGCTACCCTACGCATAGGGTAACTACCTATCTTACTGGCTACATAGTCTAGTACGTATCTATTCTTATGAGTCTCTATTATTTTGTAGTTTCCTTCTTCGAATATTCTCAAATAAGGTCGTATTACGTAGAAAGGGAAGTTTATCATATAGCAGCAAGCTCGGGAAACATTTTAGCTAGTTTACCACAACCGTAGTCTTCTGAGCCACCTTCTTCTGAGTCTTGCTCAACACCGACTGGGCACCCAAGAATAGAACAGCCTCTGTCTATTTGAACATTGCGAACAATAAGTTCTAGATAGTCAGGTACTAAGTCTTCTCGTACTTCTGCAACAATAGAGTCATGTACTAGCGCAAAAATAAGAGCATCCATACCTGTACGCATTATCTCGTTGTCTGCATCTACAGCACCTAATACTAAATGGTCTGAGCTTACAGATTGTATTACAGCATTAAAGCCTGAACGAACTTCTGCTGCGGCTACGCCTCTATCAACAGAGTTAATGTTGTGTAAACGTCTTTTACGACCGAAGTGATTGTATATAAATCCTTTAGCTTTAATCTGAGCATGACAGGCTTTAACCCATTTGTGTAGTTGTGGAAACTGTGCAAAGTAAGTCTGGATATAGCCTTTAGCAGTATCTACGTCACAGTCTTGTGGTAACCCTGCTTGGCCTAGAGCAATATTAATCTGCTCTGCAACACTAGCGGGTCCTGAGCCGTACAAAATACCGAAGTTAACAGCTTTAGCAGCTTGTCGCATATACGGGAACATTTTCTTTACTTGATTAGGCTCACAGTTTATCTTGAAAACCATGTGCGCTACAGTAGAGTGAAAGTCGGGGTACTTGCTAGGGTCTTTTTGCATATTAACAAAAATCTGTTGCATAGCTTTGTCACCTGATAGTACAGCAGCATAATATACTTCTGCTGTTACCAAGTCAACTGCGACAATCTTGTATCCTGGCCTAGCTTTTACGCAACCCTTAATAATAGGATTGTCTCTAGGAAGTTGCTGCATGTTAAATTTACCTGACGAACTAAGTCTACCTGAGCTGGTAGTTGTTAGGTTAAATCCTGTACGTACTCGGTTGTCTCTGTCAATAGCAGGCAACAACTTATCAATGTAAGTGTTCTTAAGCTTTGATTTTTGCTTAATGTTCATGATAAGCATAGGTATTTCGTGAAACTCTGCTAGTTCCATTAGCACTTCTGCATCAGTACATATAGCACCTGTATCAGTAAGCTTTCCTGTAGGATTAAGTCCGATAACATCAAACAGCAACTTTCTTAGTTGTAGTGGAGATGCAGGGTTAAATCTTTGTCCTTGTCCCTGTTCGAATATTTTTATTTCTTCGTAAGAGTACAGTTCTTCTTGTAATACTTCTATTTCTTGGGTAAGCAAAGTTTTAGCAAAGCGTAAACGATCTGCTGATACAGGAATGCCTCGGTCTTCCATCTTAGTAAGCAAATGTAGTGCAGGCAACATTAACTCATCGTAACATCTAAGAAGGTCGGCATTTTTTTCTAGTATAGGATAAAACTTGTGGTACAACTGTAGCGTTGCATCTGTGTCTTTAGCTGCATATATTTTTAGTATGTCCCAAGGTATAAGATCATAACTAAATTCGCCTGCTTTTATCTTGTGAGTCTTACAGTAAGACTTTTTAAAGTCATCTAAGTCACGCTCGTAGTCGCCTAAGTTACCATACTTCATAGTAAGAGCTTTTAGTCCATGCGTACCTGTACGTTCGTCAAGTAAGTAATGTATAATCATAGTGTCGTGAACGTCACAACCTATAAAGTTAGTACCTAGATGGTACTTGAAGAAGTGCATGTCAAACTTAGCATTATGAAACACTGTTCTACGGGTAGATACAATCTCTTGTAGTAAGTCAATACATTCTTGGTCAAAGCAATCTGCGTCACAGTATATGCCTTGGTTGATTTCATGAGATATAGACATACCTAACATGTAGCCATCTCTAGCTGCTAATGCTGAGGTTTCTGAGTCTAGTCCTATAACTTTCCAGTTTGGGTTGTCTAGAACCATTACTAAGTAGCTTTTTATATCAGAAGTTTCTCTGTAGAACTCGTAAGTTCTTTCTATCTGCTCCTCGACTTTACCTTCTAGTAAATCTTTAAGTCTTGAAACTGTCTCGTCAAAAACAGGCCGGTTCTCCGGCTTAAACAATAGAACCGCAGGGTTTATACTAACAAAGAAGTTAGTCTCATCATTCTTGCCTGGAGCTATTTTACCTGTGTAGTCTGAAACAGAAGATACTTTAGTAAACATCTTTACAGCTTCACTACCTATAAGAATTACTAGGTCGTATGCTTCTGAACAGAATCCTAAGTCCTCTTGGTCAGCCTCACCCTTAGCAATACGTTGTTGTACTATAACATGTTCAGCTTTAGTTTGCACGACTAAGTCCACATCTTTCTTTAATAGACGTGTAACTTTTTTGCTGCTTAGATTGAATATATCAGGTTTTTGTATGTTGAATGATTTCTCATAGTTTACCTTGCTTGGCATCTTTTGTATTACTGCTATTTTCATATTTATTCCTTTTCTTAATTTATAAAACCTATTATACGCTATATCCAGCTATTCTGCAAGTTGTTTCTCATATTTTCTAGGTGGTCGTCACTTAAAGT